TTAATGCCACTGCCGGGGGCGTGGACATCGATGCCGCAGCCGCGCAGGATGTGAACATTGCAGGCGGTCAGGTTGCCCTTGTTTCAAAGGATGATGCGGCCTCCGCTATTTCTTTGACTGCCAATATCGGAACCTCTGAAACTATCGTCGTGACGAACACCCTCGGCACTTCAGAGAGCGCAATCACTCTCCTTTCCAGTGCTGGCGGTGTAAATATCGATGCAGCCGCAGCCAAGGACGTTGATATAGCAGGCGGTCAGGTTCTTATCAGTTCAAAAACCGCAGGAGCTTCGGCAATCGCTCTTACTTCCAATCAGGGCGCGTCTGATACCATTGTTGTCACAAATACTCAGGGAACGGGTGCGGCAGCAGTGGCACTTACAGCAACCGCAGGCGGGACAACGATCACCTCTGCCTCTGATCTTCTCATAGCAAGCAGGATTTCAAACACCCCGCTCACGTATTCCTTTACCACAGAGGGAAATATAACAAGCCCTCTCACGTCCTCAATTGTCTTGCTTGATGGGGATAATGACGCAGAAAATGACACCATCGATCTTCAGAACGGGACAACGGCGGGACAGATTGCGGTATTGATTGCGGCGGTGGATATCGACTCGGATGATACCTGCACAATCAACTATGGAGATACGACCTGCACGAACTGTCCGGCGACTGCCTTCGATAAGGTGGGCGAATCAGCAACATTGATATGGACAGGTACAACATGGGTTGTATTGAGCCTTAATTCGAGTCTGTAAGATAAACCGGGGGATAGGGTAAAACCTATCCCCTCAAGGATAAGGCAATGGCCGAAACAACACAGACGCAGAATCAGACATACAAAGAAAAGCTGGTGAAGCTCGTCACCGGCAGACAATCAAAACTCGAAAGCGAGAAGACGAACTTTATTGAGCGTATGCAGGAGGCCGCTGATTATGTCGCGCCTCACAGGGAAGATGTCAGGGGAACTGCCCAAAAGGGCCTAAAGAAAGGCGCAAAGATATTCGACGGAACCGCTCAAGGTGCCGCAGTTCTCGCAGCAGACGGCATACACGGTTATCATGTTAGCCCCGCGTTCCCCTGGTTCAAATATACGATGAACAGGAAGCAGGCCAACAAGATACCGGAAGCCAGGGAATGGTTGCAGGAGCTTGAATTCAATATGTATATGGCTCTGAACCGGTCAAACTTCTATTCCGAGATGTGGATGTATATCTATGACGGCCTTACCCTCGGTACACCCGCTATGTACATTGAAGAGGACATTATAGAGGAAAGAATAAGCTTTGAAGCAATTCACCCTGGAGAAATCTATATTGCTGAAAACAGATATGGTGAAGTAGATGTCCTCCACAGAAAACGCAAACTACAGGCCCGGCAGCTTGTCCAGATGTTTGGAAAAGATAACCTTTCCTTACAGATCCGGCAGGTCTGTAAAAATAATCCTTTTCAGGAATTCGAGATCATTCATGCAGTATTCCCTCGGGAAGAATACGACGACCGCATGGCAGATAACCTGAACAAGAAATTTGCTTCCGTCTGGATGCTGACCGCAGGCAACCATATATGCAGGGAATCAGGTTATGACAGGTTCCCTTCTCAGGTGTGGAGGTACATGAGATCGGGTAAAGAACCTTATGCAATTACCCCGGCAATGCTGGCAATGGCCGACATAAAAGGCGTAAACATCATGGCTAAAACCGATCTGGGTGCCCGGCAAATGGCCCTCGATCCGCCTCTGAATGTCCCCGCTTTTCTTGAAGGTAAGGTCCAGTGGAAACCACGCGGTATAAACCTCTATGAAAAGAAAGGCGAGATAGTGAGCGCTGCGAATACCGGCGCAAACTTCGTACCGGTGGAAGGCGTGATCGACCGCGTTCAGCGAGCAATCAAAGAACGGTTTCATGTCGATACATATTTAATGCTGTCATCGATGCAGGCACAGGGACAGCGCACAGCATATGAAGTTTCTGAACTGATGGCAGAGAAAGCCGCGGTATTGGGCGCGGAGCTTGGACCATTAAACCGCGAACTGGATAACATACTTGATTTTGTCTACGACATCGAGGTAGCAGCCGGCAGGATGCCCCCGCCTCCAGACATCCTCTTGGAAATGGCAGATCAGGACCCGGCATTAAGATTTGATCCTGTCTATGTCGGTCCTCTTGCCCAGGCTCAACGTGAGAGATTCGCAAAGGACGGTATAAAGAAATTCATGATGGAAATTGCGCCTATCCTTCAGATAAAGGAAGATGCGATCGACAACCTCAAGATTGACGAGATATGCCGTTATATAGCCGAATCGGACAACGTACCGGAAGAACTGCTTGCTGATCCTGACGAAGTGGCGGCAATCAGACAGGGCAGACTTGAAGCCATGCAGCAGGAAAACGAACTGGAAGCCCTGGGACAGACATTGAAGGGTGTTGAAACCGTGAGCAAGGCAGATAAGAACATGGGCGGGAAGCTCTCACAGGCAATCGGGGGGATGATGAATGGACAGGCATGATCTATTCCCTACGGAAGAACTTATCGCTGATTATCGTCGGATATTCACGGGCAGGGGTTCTGAAGATGTGATCATGCACATACTGTATGACTACGGGGTATTCGTTGAATCCGATACACCTGAAGATGTTGTATTGAGAAATCAGGGTATCAGATTATTAAACATCCTCGGCGGAGGAGAGATAGACCGGGAAACGATAAGGATATTTATTAAAGCGCTGGTAAGACAGCCGGTGAAGAAGGAGAAAAAGAAAGAATAGAGTAAAACGGGTTTTCTGAAGGTCCGGCCAGACCGACAGAGACGAAAGATAGAGAGGGCAATTACGGTGCCGTAATCACTGTGATTGTCCTTTTTCTATGCCCGAATCAAATAATCAGGAGGTTTCACAATGGATCCAAACAATGCCGGAGGAAACGAGGGCGGAGGAAACGAAGGAAACAGACCCGCATGGATGGCGAGTTTACCGGATAGCCACAAAGGGAATGAAAGGCTTGCTCAATTTGCCGAGCCGTCACACGCTTGGGACAAATTTGACAGCTATCTTTCCGCAGAGGCCGAAGGGAAGCTCTTAACGATTCCGGGCGAGAAAGCAACCGACGAAGAACGGAAAGCCTTTTACAACAAGATAGGTGTACCGGAAGGGCCAGACAAGTACGAGTTTGACGATCTGAGAGTTGAACAGTACACGGCTGAAGCAGACAAGATGTTCCGGGAACTGATGCTTAACTCGAACGTGCCGAAGAGTGCCGCAAAAGGCATACACAAGGCATTTGTCGAGATGATCAAGCAGGGCGTTGAAGCATCGGCAAAGGCAGAAGCCGACAGGCAGGCGGCGGATGATAAGGCCCTCAACGATGCAGTGAACACCCTGAAAGATCAGTGGAAAGGCAACGAATTCAAGGCAAATACCGAACTTGCTCACAGGGCGTATATGAACGTGCTCAAGTGGGCTGGCATTAACGAAGCAGAGGGAAACACATTTCTCTCTGATACAAAGATCGGGAATCTCTCTCTTGGTGATCATCCAATGATTCTCAAAATGTTTGCAGCTGTGGCCTCAAAGATATCCGGGGATAATGCCGGAGGTTTCAGAGGCGGCGGTGGCGGTGAGAAGTCGGATGAAGACAAGGCAAGGGACCGCTTCCCGAATACGCAATTTACCAGTTAAGGAGGCTAACCAATGTCAACACTGACAAACTATTACAGCTACGTTGAACAGGCAAAAAGGATTGACCCGAACGGCGAACAAGCCCGAATCGTGGAAGTCCTCAACCGGGAGATGGGCGAGATCATGAGTGATGCGCCGTGGCTCCCTTCAAATGATATCTGGGTAAACAAGACGACCCGCAGGGCTTCACTGCCTACCGGTCAGAGAAGGAAGTTGAACCAGAGAATCAGCAACAGCGTATCGAGAACCACAGAGATCATGGACGTACTCGGCATGATCGAGGATTTCTGCGACATTGACGCAAAGCTTGTAAGAAGCATGCCGTCAGAAGCGGTGTTCCTCAGTGGCGAAGTCGATGCCTTCATAGAAGGTATGGGCCAGACCGTTGTTTCTGACATTCTCTATGCAGACAGCAATAAAGACCCTGACGCTATTCATGGTCTTGGGCCTCGCCTCAACACCCTTGATGCACGATTTGTCATTGATGCGGGTGGCACCGGCTCTGACCTTACCAGCGTCTACGCTGTGACCTGGGGACAGGATACGGCTTTCCTCATGTATCCAAAAAATATGCCCTCAAACATGGGCGTAAATCATACCGATTATGGGTATGTGGTATCAGAAACGGCAGACGGCAAGATGGTTATTCACCGTGACCATTTCGAGATCGTCTTCGGCCTCTGCGTGAGACATCCCCGCGCAATCGGGAGGTATGCCAACATCGAGCAGTTGAGCGTTGGCGCGAATGTCTTTGACGAGAACGACCTTATTACCCTTTTGAACAACATGAAGACCGGGCCCGGTACTCGCCTTTACATGAACGAGACCATCATGACACAGGGTCAGATCAGGTTGAAAGACAAGGGTAATGTCTACTGGACACCTGGTAGCGGCCTCGGTGGGGAACCGTTCCTGTATTTCTCAGGCGTTCCCATTCGTAAGATTGCAAGAGAAATCTTGCTGAACACAGAAGACGCAATTTCTTAATAAGGAGGTGATTTTACATGATCATGGACGAAAATTTAGTATTTTCCGAATCTCAGGACATTTCAGGCAATGCCGGGACCAATGAGAACTCAACCAACGAAATCTACATCCCCAGGGGTGTAGACCATAAGGGAGTTGCCGAGAATGACCGGCCCAATGTGAGTGGCCGTCTGTTCTGGAACTGCATTGTTGAAGACACCGACCTTGCGGCGGCTCTCGACAGTTGCGCGTTGAAATTTGAACTATATAACCACAGCGCAACGGGGGCGGTAGCCGGAGGATCGGTCATCGACACGGTAGATGTCTCGGTAGAAGCTACGAGCAACTACCCCGATGGTTCACGGGTATTTTCAAGGCCTCTCCCGCAGGGCCAGCTTGCCCCGTACTATGAGGTTAAAATCTCAAGGGCAACACAGAACCTTTCAACGGGTAAAGTGACCATGTGGATCGGTGGACCGATACAGGAAGGCCAATAAGCCATAAGCAGACAGTAACAGGGAGAGGGTGAAAGCCCTCTCCCATCTTAACAAGAATGGAGGATTCATGGAAGCGAAACTTATAGCAAGAAAAAATTTTCAGTTCGGCGCAGGCGTAAAAAGGATGGATGATGTTATTACCGTATCGGAAACATTTCTCAAGAAAGAGATAGCTAAGGGCAAACACCCGAAAACGGACAAGTTCCTTTCCTCATTGCTCAATCACTGTGATCCTGTTGACGACTTCACGGCTGGATTGATGGGCATGGAAAAGAAAGAACTTCCCGCAGGGCCAGAAGAGGAAGCCATAAGACTCGGAGAGATCAAGAAGAAAATGGACGAAATGGGCGCGGCTTATGACAAGCGGTGGAAACTGCCACGGTTTGAAGCCGAACTCATTAAGGCCAAAAAGAATAGAGGCGTGTAATGTCCGCCTCCGAAGTGCAGATATGCAACTTTGCCCTGGGCAAATTCGGGGATAAATATATTACATCAATAGACACTCCCACGAGCAAAGAAGAGCGTATCTGCGCTGTATTCTATCCTCTCCTGCGTGACCAGCTTACCTATTCTCACCCTTGGAATTTTGCCATGAGAAGGGCCGACATATCGGCTCAGTTGTCTACAACTCCGGCCTTCCAATGGGATTATGCTTATACCCTTCCCACAGATCCGGTATGCCTTCGGGTGTGGGAACTCTACGGCTCTGACGCGGAGTGGGTAGTTGA